TCAATCCACAAACGGGGTCGAGCCATCCCAGCCACCCGGCGCAGTCGAATGCGCAGGCGCTACAGATTGCACCGGGGCCACAGAACCGTAGCTGCTAACCGGAGCACCACCACCGCAGCGCCCGTGGAAATCCAGCCCCGAGGCACTGGGGGAGGTCACAAGCGTTGCAGCGCCATTGCCATGACAGGCCTGCGCGCGGATTTCGGCCTCGCTCCAGGCCGGGCCTGCGCTGCCGCTGAACGTGCCATCCGCATGTTGGTTAAACCGCAATTCATTCACCTGGGTCGCGCCGCCACCACAGGCCGACAGACCCGCTGCCAAACAGCCAACCAAAGGCAGCACCACTGCAAATCTCTTGCTCATAAATCTCTCCAATATCTTTTGGGGACGTCCTTTAGCCCCTGCGCATCTGTTCCCAGGCCTCACAATCACCAGCCCGTCGCGCAAATATCTACACACTCAAAACGATAGTCACCTTGCCGCCACACCGCCAGCCCCAATGCGCCACCGCTTTGTTTCAAAATGACAAACACCCGCAGTGCCATGCAACGATACCGCAGGCCCGGCGTTTCGGATCGCGTTTCGCTATGTCTATGAACGCGGCTGCTTCAGCTATTGCGACGCGCCAAGCAACTCTTTTGACTGCTGCATACCTTGGGTGGCGTGATCATCCCCCCGGCCCATGGCCTGCAACACCAGCTGCTGACAGATGATATAGCTTGGATCATCCAACTGAGGCTCCGGTGCCAATGGGTAGCGCCGCGCTGCCGCATTCAAACTGCCATCGCCCCATTGCGGATGCAGATGGTTAAACCGCGCCGCATAGGTTTCAGCCATACGCGCCGCCTGAAAGATCGCCGCGCAAAGTGGTTCTCGCTCTGACGGGGCCGCCAGCAACAAGGCCCGTGCCACCGCGTTCATGTCGCCCGGTAAGATCCTCATGGCAGCACCCTCATGCCAGCACCAGACGCGTCACAGCCCCCGCCCCCCAAAGCGCCGATATCTGTGCAACCTCAACGACATCACCGGCCATCGCACCATCCGCAACCTGCGCCGCCTGATCATACTGCCAGTTGGGCGTGCTGACCTCCTCTTCGCGCAGCAGGGTTTCACCGCGCAAAATCCGCAGCCGATAAGCTTCGCGTTCTTCACCCAATGGAACCTCAGGCAGATCCCAATCATCACCGCCAATCCGTGTGCGCCGGATCCAGCTCAGCGTCAGATCCGCACCTATGGCCGCATCCGCGCGCAGATGCACCACCGACAATGGCCTGAGCCCGCGGCCTTCAAACGCCTCAACCACATGCACATATGAGGGATCATCATAAGACCGGCGCGCAGCCCCGATGCGGTAGTGGCGCGCCACCCGGCGTTGATCAAGCGTCAGATCCAGCTGCTGCGGCACCCCATTGAGCAAGACCACCTGCGACCCCACGGGCCATTCCGGCAACATTTCCGCTTCACTGCCCGCCTGCCCGCGCAGACGGCGACGAATAAGATAGGTATTTGGCGCGATGAGTTCGGCGCTGGCAAATTGCAGCACCTCCCAGTTGCGGCCATCGCCAATCGCCAGCACATTGCCGCCATTCAGCACCGCCTGATCATTGATGCTTTCTAGGCTGCCGCCATAAAGCCGCACCTCAAGTGCCGCGCCCATATCCCAGCGACCGGGGCGCGCCGCGTGCAGAACGCTTTGGCTTTCGCCGACAATCGATGCCTCAGCGATGACCTCGTCGAGGCGATAATCGCTGTCCTGCGCTGCGCTGTAGATCGCCACCGAACCGGGCCAGGGCCGCGCCGAAAGCGCCACATGCGGCGCATGGGGCACCTCATCGCCGCGCAACAAGGGCAGATCCAGAAACAGCGGCAGCACCGGCACCGGCGGGGCAAAGCGGTTGATCCCCGGCAGTTCTTCGGCCACCTGCGCCGGGGTGTATATTTCGGGCGCGATGCGCACGGCTTCGACCTCTTGTGCGGTGCCGATCGACACCCGATCAATGCGGTAACGCGCGCCGTCCAGTTCAACCACATCACCCGCGCCCAGATGCAACATCGAGGGCGGCAAGGTCATCGTCACACTGTCGCGCGCCACCCGCGCCTCTGCCAGCCAGCGTTCAACCGTGGTGCGGGCCTCAGCGCGGGTTAAGGCAATCGGCAGCTCATTCTGGCTGACGGCATGGGTGACCTCATCGGGCAGTACGGCTTCTTCGGAAAGGACCGCATGATCACCGCCCCATTCGGCAAAACGCAGGCGCACGCGCCCGGTCATCTCGGCCTCGCTGTCGCGGCTTTCGGCCTTTACTGCGCCCTCACCCGCCACAAGACGCGCAGGATCAATCACTTCAGGCCGCAACCCATCGCGTTTTTTGAACCGCAAAACCCCGTCGCGTTCTATGGCATCAAAGCCGTGCTGCAACATCAGCGGCTGTAACGCCGCCCGCGCCGCGCCCACATCACGCACGCCGTAGCCGCGCACCAGCCCGTATAGATCGCTTGTGTCCAGATCGACCACATCAGCGCCTGCGCAGATCTCAGCCACCACCTCGGCCAGGGGGCGCTGGCCCACGCGCCCATTCAACCAATGGCCACGGGCGTAATTGTCGCCATCGCTCCAGACATCAACCGCATTGGGAAAGGTGGGAAACGGGCGCGCATCCCAGGCCCAGACAAAGGCGCGGCTCATGTCGAGCATCGGCGCCTCATAGATTGCGGACACCGGGTTATGATCGCGCCAATAGCCCACCAGCGCACGCAGGTATTGCAGCTGAATGAGATCATCACGTTGCCCGGTGGAATATTTCGGCAGGCGCGATTCCGAGCTTTTGGGATCAAGGAATTTATTGGGCTGATTGGTGCCTTTATCAATCGCAGCGCAGCCAAGTTCGGTAAACCAAATCGGTTTTGATTGCGCCACCCAAGGGGTAGCATTTTCCTGACGCACACCCCCGATGCGTTCGTGATGGGGGTTTTGCCACCAGGCGCGAATATCCTTGTAACGCCAGATCCACGGTTCATCATGGGCACCATCGGTAATCGGCGTGCGGATCTGCGCGGCCTCGGCCTCGGGCGAATGGTAGAACCAGTCGTAACCTTCACCGCCTTCTACGTTGCTGCGCAGATAGTCGAGATCATAAATCGCGCCCGCTTCCGCGTCGCGATGATCCTCACCTTCGCGCCAATCCGACAGCGGCATGTAGTTGTCGATGCCGATAAAATCCACCTCGGCCCACAAGGGATCCAGATGGAAATAGCGATCCCCTTCGGGGCTTTGATAGCCCCAATATTCGCTCCAATCGGCGGCGTAGCCCAGTTTGACGTCTTCGCCCAACAGGATACGCACCTGGCTGAGCAGCCCCCGCAACCCCTGCACAAACGGAAACCCATCCGCGCCGCGGATCTGGGTCAATGCGCGCAGTTCTGATCCGATACAAAAACTATCAACACCCCCCGCCGCCGCACATAGCGCCGCGTAATGCAGGATAAAGCGGCTAAAGCTCCACTCCTCCGGGCCGCTATAGCTGACCGTGCCATCCGCGACGCTGAAATCACTGGCCGTCACCGTGCCCAGAAACGCGGCAACCTCGCTGTCGGCCAGCGCGGTTTGATCCGGGCTGCCTGCACGCCCCGGTGCCTCTGATAGCGTAATGCGCCCGCGCCAGGGCAAGGCAGGCTGATGGTCCGCGCCGCTCCAGGGATCCGGCAAGCCATTCTCAGCCTGCTGATCCATCAGGATGAACGGGTAAAACATCACCGCCTTGCCCTGTGTGTTCAGATGCTGAATCGCCTGAATGACCGAGCGATCCGCGGGCGTGCCGCCATAAATCGGCCGACCCTCATCTTGCGCAATCACTGGTGCATCGGCGCGTGCAAGCCCCGACACTGCCCAGGGCATTGATCCATCCGCCTCACCCTGCTCCACCTTCGGTTCAACCCGGCAGTGGCCACAGCGCAGATCGCCGCCAAACCAGCTGACCACCAATGACACCGCGCCGCAATTTGGCAGCTCTTGGCCCAATGTGGCGATGGAGGTCACCAGATCGGTCTCACCGCTGTGGGAATGGCTGTTCACCGCGTCTTTTTCACCCTTGGACCGTTCCAGCCACACCGGATCTGTCGCCAACGCATATTCACCGGTGCCGGGCACCAGCGCGACGCCTTCAATCAACTGCGGCAGATCCAGATCATAGGTATCACTGCCGGGCTGCGCCGCGCGCACGACTTCAAATGAGAACTGCGGCACCCGGTTGCCAAAGCGTTCAAGCTGCAGATCTTCCAGCACCACATAGGCAGTGCCGCGATAGGCGGGCACCTCATCGGCGCCTTCCACCGCTTCGATCAGCGCATCCGGCAATTGATCCACGCTGCCCGGATACCAGCGCATATTCAGATCCTTGGGCGCAACCTCTTCGCCATCGGCCCAGACACGCGCCACGTCCAGCACTTCGCCTTCACACAGGGCAATCGCCAGCGACACGCTGTAACTGTACTGCGTGACTTTGGGCTGTTTGGGCCGCCCCTTGCCACCCCCGCCCGAGGTCGAGGCGGTTTCCAGAAAATCCGAGGCCCAGATCACCTGTCCACCCACCCGCATACGGCCGTAAACCTGCGCCACCGTGGCCCCTTCGCTGGCTTCGCTGATGCGAAAACGGTCGACGCGCCCGGTTTCGATTGCATCAGACCCGCGCCCCATAATGCGTTCGTCAATGGCGCGCCCCAGCGTGGCACCAATCGCGCGGCCAATCACCACCGATGACAGCCCCAAAGCGGTGCCACCCACCGCGCCACCAATCGCGGCCCCTGCCGCCGAAAGAAGGATCGTCGCCATCGTTGTTACTCCTGTTCTGGAAAGGCAAAGCGCGCCACAATCCGGCGCTGCCACGGCAGGCTCAGCGCGTTTTCAACAACGCCATGCCCCTGATAGGAATGAATAAACCGCGCGCTCGCGCCGCAGCGGATTTGCAGGCCCAGGTGTTTTGCCACCGCACCCTCGCGCATGCGAAACAAGATCACATCACCCGCGCGCGCCTGTTCAATGGGTTTCGCCGCCAGATGGCGCAGCGCCGCCTGCCACAGGCGTTCATCCCCCTGCGGTTCGCTCCAATCGCGGCTATAGGCGGGCGGCAGCTCAGGCTCATGCCCATAGAGCGCGCGATAAATGCCGCGAATAAGCCCCAGACAATCACAGCCCGCACCGCGCTGGGACGCCTGATGCACATAGGGCGTGCCAAGCCAGAGGCGAGCCTCGGACACAATCGAAGTTTGCGGGATACTCATCTGCGGCTGCCTCCGCTGTTTTGATTGTCACGACGCGGCACCGCCACCAGCCAATCTTCGCGGGGAATGTCAGGAAAGCCCTGATAATTCAGCAGGTTGTTGAACTTGAGCTTGCAGGTCTTGAACCGTTTGTCACAGCCCGCTTCAAGCCGGATCAGCGCCCCCGGTTCAATATCTGCGCCCAAAGGCTCCCATAGGGTGATTTCGCGCTGCATAGGCGTTGTGAGATCGCGTTTTATTGCCCCCCACAGACCATCAGATGTGCGCAGCACCCCGCGCGAAAACCATTCCGGTTCAAAGCCAGGTAATAGTGGCAGAATGAATGTCTGGCGCTCGCGCACCTCAACCAGCTGGGCCTCGGCCCAATAGCCCGGCGTGTTCACATCAAAGCCACAGCTGCGATCCCCCAGCACCGCGGTACAAGGCGTCTGATAAATCCGCCCCTGTGGCCGGTTTAGCCGATCCGTCAGCCCGCGTAATTCTGCGCGAAACTGGCCATCTTCGCGGCTGATTTCACCGATATAGCCGCGAAACTGCAGCTGGCGTTCATCGGGGTTTTGCCAGTTTACCAGCCAGCTCAGCACCTCGGCCTCATCGTAATAGCCGGCCGCAATATCACGCTCACGCACCGCAGCTGCACTGAGCGCGCCAAGCGCTTCGCTGTTGTCAACCGACAGCCCGGTGCCCTGCTCCAGCTGGCGCGCGCTGAGGCCGGTATCGGCGCAAAATTTCAGCCCGTCGAAATTCAGATCACAATCATGATCGGTGAACCCCAGCTGCACCCCATCGCGGCGCGTGATCGCCCAGGCACGGCACAGGGTGGTGGTGGCGGCTTCAAGATGCGCTCTCATACGCGTACCTCGACGACGGGCACATTGGGCGCTTCTCCGGCCTGAAATGAGGCCACGCTGGTCTGAATGCGGTCAGTGTCAAACCGCACCGGCACGTCAAATTCAAACCCTGCCACGATTTCAACCCCAACCTCGGGCGCAAGACTAAAGGTAATCTCGCCCGTGTTGATATTCAGCGTGTAATCAATGCTTTCCGCCTGCTCATCCTCATGGATGCCCACCCGCACCGTGCCCGGAACCGGTTTCACAATCGGGCGCGCATAGCTTTGCTCGCCAGAACGGTAGTGTTTCACCAGCTGAAACTGCCGCGTCACCCCATCACCGGTGCCAATCACCTGATCGCGGTAATGCACATCGCGATCCACGGGCGCGGATTTGAAATCAGACCAGTCTTTCCAGCGAAAGCCATAAACCTGGCCCTGGCGGGCTTCAAAAAACGCAATCAGCGATTCAATATCCGTCAGCGACCTTAGCCCCAGCCCCGCATCATAACGCCTGCGCGAATGGGCCCAGGGGGTGTTGCGCTCTTCAAACCCATTGGCAAGCGTGACCACATCGACCCGCCGCTCTGGCCCACCAACTGAACCAAAGCTGAGCGAGGCAGGAAAACGAATATCGTGGAAATTCATAGCATTACCCTCCTGTTTGAAATTATCTGTTGCGCGATCCGCGCGACAGCGCCCGGCTCAGCTGCGCGGCGATCTGGCCCTGGCTGCGCTGAAACCCCTGCACGTCGGGCGTCTGGATGTTCATCACAACCGTGGGCGCCGCGCCGCTCGCGCTGCGCACCCCCAGCGCACCATCGGCACCGCGCGCCAAGGGCAAGATCGCCTCGGGGCCTGCTTCGCCCATCAGACCTACACCGCCGCGCATGGGAAAATGCGTGGGGCCATTGACCACGCCGCCGCGGGCAAAGGGTGTCACCCGGCCCTGACTGAACGCCGCGCCATCGGCAAAAGGCAGGATGTTTCCAATCAGCCCCGTCAGCCCATCCGTGAGCAAGCTGCCCGCCCGGTTTGTCACCGGGCGCACGGCGGCGTTATAGGTGGTACGGATCACGGATTTCGCAACAGTTTCAAGCGCATCCGACAAAGACTTACCATCAAAAACCAGCCCTTCAAACGCACGTTTCAACCCCTTTGACAGCCCCCGTTCCAGGGTGCGCGCATCATCACCGGTGGCCGCAAGTGCTGCCCGCACGCGGGTGAGTTCGCTGTCAAATGTGGCGGCCATATCCGCCGCTCCGCCAAGGGATTTTTCCAAAGCCTCAGCGCTCAATTCTAATGCGGTGATCTCTTCCATATCGCTCTCCTATGTTTTGGGATCCGGGAAGGCTGTCATCAGCTCCATGAGCCGGGCGCGATCCATTGGCGCGGCGGGTGGCGGACCCAGCATCAGCTGCAATTCCGCAGGCGTCAGCGCCCAGAATTGATCTGGGGTCAGCCGCAATTGTGCCAATCCCAGATGCAGCAAAGCAGGCCAGTTGAAACTCATGACGTGAACGCCCGCGCCAGCAATTCAGCCGCGGCACGGGTTGCAGCCATTGGCCCGCCCTGAATGTCAGCACCCGCAAGGGTCGCGGCGCTGATATCAGCACCGCCGCCTTGCAGACCTGCGCGCAAAAGCGCCATCAGATCATGGGCGGAAAAAGCATTGTTTTCAAACCTCTGCACCAGGTTGATCAGACTGTCTTCGCCCAGATCATGTTCCAGCGCCGCCAAGGCCCCCAGCGTCAGCCGCATCACATGTTCGCGCCCATCGAGCACCAGCGACACCTCACCGCGATGGGGGTTCACCGGGCCGCTCATGACGCTACAAAGCTCAGCGCGCCGGCGCTTGCGAGGCTGAGTTCATAGGTGGCTTCGCCGTTGTGGCTGCCCGCATATTCCAGCGCGGTCACCTGAAACGGGCCTGCGACAGTGCCAAAGTCCGGGATCACCACCTGAAAATCGGGCACTTCGCCATCAAAAAACAACTGGCGCGCGCGCGCGTCGGTATCCGCATCGCGAAACACGCCTGACCCCGATATCGACGCCGAGCGCACGCCAGCCCCGGCCAGCAGCTCGCGCCAGCCGCCCTGGCTTTCGAGGCTGGTGATATCAACGCTTTCGGCGTTGAAACTGATCCGGGTGGCGCGCAGCCCCGCGATGGTTTCAAAACTGCCATCACCTGTCATATCCACCTTAAGCAAAAGATCCTTGCCGTTCTGGGCCGCCATTTTGCATCTCCTTATGGTTAATTTGCGTTAACTCTTACGACTAAACCGTTGTTATTGCGCGATCATCCACATGAAACCGGAAGCGCAGCGATACCTCGCGGCCGCCGGATTTCAGGCTGCGGGCATAGGCGCGATCAAACCAGCAGCCGCTGATTGCGCCGCGTGTCATCACCATGTTGCTGCCAAGAATGGCGTCGCAGATCGCGCCAGCCGCCTGTTTTGCACCCACAAATCCCGCGCTTTCGCTGATGACGCGGATGGTGACCAGATAGAGCGTGGCGCTGTGGGTTTTGTCAGACCTGTCGCGCGCCTCTTCAGTACCGATCAGCGCGTAAATCGCCGGTAGGCTGCCGCTGGGGAGCGCGTCATAGATATGGCCAGACAGCACTGAGGACACCGCGCTATCCGATTGTAATGCATCATAAATTGCCATTTGCAGCGCAGCTGATGTTGCATAGCTCATAGCGCGACCTCCTCAACCGCGAAACAGGTGAGATAGCGCCCGGCGCTGTCGGCATCGGCGACGGCCTGGATCAGAAACCGGCGCGTGCCCTCGATCAGATATTGATCGGCGCGCGGGCGTTCCGCGCTGCCCATGGGCGCGGCGCGCACGGTGATGCGGTAGCGCTGCAACGACAGTGCTGCGCCGTTTTGGGCAGCGTTGCGCCCGGTCAGCGCATGCAGGCTGCACCAAAGCTCACCCAGGGTGACTTCCTGTTCCACAAACCCGCCCGCCCCATCGGGGGTGCGATTGTTGCTGACCAGCTGCATCAGCCGGTTGAGATTGACCTGTTTCATGTCTGAGCCCCCAGTCGCAGCACCCGGTGACGGGCAATCAGCGCTTCAACGCCATAGGGAAAACGCGGGTGAAAACTAGCGTCGCGGTGTTCATAGAAATAGGCCGCAAGCTGCAGCACCGCCTGGCTAAGATCACCGGGGAGCGCGTCAAATTCTGCCGCCAGGCCAGCACTCAGATCGATGCGCACAAGCCCGTTGCGCGGCACCGATGGCAGGCAGGCACCATGGGCGATCAACATCGGTTTTTGCGCATCCTGTTGCAGATGGAACCGGGTCGCGGTGGTTTCGCGCCCTTCATCATCAATCAGCGTCAGCGCGGTGATTTCAGTGACCGGTGTCAGCGGCAAAGGTTCGCGCGCCCCATCGCGCCAGGCGCTGAGGGTAATGGAAAAATCACGTTGCAGCAGTACCTTGCTGATCTTGGCTTCAATCGCGGCGAGGCTTGCGCGCAGAAAACCAATCAGCAGCGCGTCCTGCAGGCTATTGGCAGCGAACCCACGCCCCAGCCGCAAATGGGCCTTAAAGGCATCAACAGGCAGGGCCGCATCGGGGATTTGGGTGCGTTCGGTCACGATCATGGCGTCTGGTCTCCGTTTCGGGGATAGGCGGCGCGCATCAACATTGGTCTGGACGGTTTGGGTGCAGCGGGACCAATGACAGCAATGCGCGCCGACCGACGGGAACGGGCTGCCGCCCCCGTCATTCAGCACCTTAGGAGGTGCCGAATTTCAGCAGTTTGATGGCGGCAAAATCGCTGACGTCGCCGCCGACGCGTTTGGTGGCATAAAACAGTACATGGGGTTTCGCGCTAAAGGGATCGCGCAGCACCCGCAGGTCTGGGCGTTCGGCGATGGTGTAGCCTTTGGTGAAATCGCCAAAAGCAATCGAATAGCTGTTGGTCTCCACGTCCTGCATGTCTTCGGCGATCAGCACGGGATAGCCCATCAGCCGCGCCGGTTCACCCGCCGCCAGCCCATCAGACCAGAGAAAGCGGCCATCGCCGTCTTTCAGTTTGCGCACCATGCCAGCGGTTTTGGAATTCATCACAAAGGTGCCATTGGCGCGGTATTCCGCCCCCAGCGCATAGACCAGATCAACAATTGGGTCGCCGCTGGGCAATGCGCCATCTGCGCCGGTCACCACATAGCCGATATTGCCCCAGCTCCAGCTGTCGTCTGCCACTACCGGGTGCTGCAGCAGGCCGGTGGGTTTGTCATCGCCATCACCGTTGATAAAGGCGGCAGCTTCGGCACGGGAAAACGTGTCGGCAATGCGACCTGCAAGCCAGCCATCAATGTCAAAGGCGCTGTCATCCAACAGGCGCTGCGACACCTTTGGCAGCGCGGAAAGTTCGTGAATGGGGATGGCGATGCGTTCGATATTGCCGGTTGAGGTCTCGGCAAAGCTGCCGGTTTCTGAGGCCCAGCCTGAACCCATTTCGGCGTGATCCACCAGCACATCATATGAGCTGGCTTCGACCTGAACCACCGCCGCAATAGAGCGCAGCGAAGCCGAGGAAGACAGCACCGCGTTGACGGTTTCCGAAGTCACCGGATCCACCAGATAGCCGCCATCGGTGTTGACGGCGGTCGACAGCGCCTTGCCTTCAAATTCAAGACCACGCAGCGGTGTGTCGTCGCCGGTGCGCAGATAGGTGTCAAAGGCCTTTTGATGCGGGGCCTCAGCAGTGATCGCAAGCTGTGGGCGGTTCAGGTGACGATTGGTTTGATCCAGCATGGTCATACGCTCATGTGTTTGTTGCAGTTGGGATTTCACGTCGCGCTGCAGGGTGTTGATTTGGTTCACAAATCCATCCAGCGCCTGGTCAAGGTCTTGGCTCATGCTGTGGTCTCCTCATGCTTGAGCTTTTGGGTGGCCCGACGCAGCGCCTGCGCCAGGGTTTGGCTGGTTTTGGTGGCACCCACCCGAGCTGTGGGCAGCATTGGGAAAGTGACCAGCGACACCTCCCAGAGGTCGAGTTCTTGAAGCTGGCGTGCGCCATCCGGGCCACGGGATGATTTCACCGTGCGATAACCGATCGAGAGGCCATCAAGGGCGCCCGCAGTGATCAGCGCCGCTGCCTCAGCGCCCTGTCGGGTTTCCGTGAGGATGCGGCCCGAGACGTATAATCCGGTGTCGTCTTCATGGATCTGATCCCAGACGCCGATGGGCTGGGCCGGGTCATGCTGCCAGAGCATTTTGACCTGCCGCCCCTCGGATTTCAGCCGGGCAAGTGCTGCGCTATATGCGCCTTTCATCACCTGATCGCCGCCCTGATCGACCTCATCAAAACGCGAGGCGTAGCCTGCAATGGTGCTGTCATCGGTGATGGCCAGGGGCGCTGAGGCGTATTTCAGCTCAAGCTGGGGTGAAAATTGCATGAGATACTCCGTGTAATGCGTTGTTAAGGTGTGATAATGAAGGATTGAAACGCCTGCGCGAGGATGACTGCGGCGACGCCGTAAACCGTGAGCCAGAGGCGTTTTTCCAGCCGCTCCATCATCTGTTCAATCCGGTCCAGACGGCGGCTCAGCATGTCGTGTTGCAGCTGGTAGATCCGTTCATGGGCAGCAAGGCGCAGGTCGGTTTCAAAGGGGGCAAAATCATCCATCACCCTGCTCCTCCATCATCTGTGCAGGCAGGCCCAAGAGGTGGCGTTTTTCTGCATCTGTCAGAAATTCCGCATCAGAAATGCGCCGCCACTGGGCCTCACGTTCGGCGGCCAATGCAGGCACCTGATCGAGATCGGGCATCAACTGCAGCGGGCTGCCCTGATGGCGCGACAGCCAGTCCGCAAGGGCGGCGGTGACGCGGGTGGCCAGTGGCAGCACCGTGAGGCGGTAAAAGGCGCGATTGGCCTCTTGGTAGTTGGCGTAGGTGGCATCGCCCTTGATCCCCATCAGCATCGGCGGCACCCCAAAGGCGAGCGCGATTTCGCGGGCGGCGGCGTCTTTGGTGGCCTGAAACTCCATGTCAGAGGGCGAAAACCCCATCGGTTTCCAATCCAGCCCACCCTCAAGCACCATGGGCCGGCCTGCGTTGCGCGCGCCCTGGAAGCTTTCGGAAATCTCATCCGAGAGGCGGCGGAATTGTTCGTCGCTGAGGCTGGCATCACCATCGCGCCACACCAATGCGCCAGAGGGGCGCGCCGCATTGTCCAACAGCGCCTTGGACCAGCGCGAGGCGGCATTGTGCACATCCACCGCCACTGCTGCCGATTGCAGCGGCGAAAACCCGTAGTGATCATCGAGCGGATGGAAATTGCGGATGTGGCAGATCGGACTGTGGGCGCCGGCGTCAAAGCGGTGTTTGCGGCCCGCAACGGTGTAGTCATAGCCCGTGGGCCAGCCATCGGCACCGGGCACCACCCGCAAGCGATCAGAGCGCAGCACATGTAGTTCAGCGGGGAGTTCTGGCGGCAATTCGGGGGGATTTCTGTCGCTGATCGCGGCCTCAACAAAGGCGTCACCTGACAGCAGGAGCTGGCCATAGAGCGTTTCCAGAAATTCCGCTCGCCCCTGCGCCGGGTTGGGCCGTGTGATCAGCATGAGCATCGGGTGGTTTTCATAGCGGCGCAGGCTGTCTTGCAGCACGAGCGGCAATGCGGCGGCGGCCTCGGCGATCAGTTTTACAGCGCGAAACCCCACCGGGTTGGCCACAAACCCGGAGCGCACCAAAGACGTGGTATCACGGGCGCTGAACCCCGGCGTGAGGCCCGCATTGATCAGCCGCGCCGTAGCGCTGGCCTTGGTTTCGCGAAGGGGGTCTGCGGGTCGTTTGAACAGCATGGGCCTTGTCTCCCGAGGCTTTGAATGAAGCGTGGGATCAGCCTGAGCCATGGGTTCTAACAAGATCCTGACGGGGCGTGCGCTGGGGTGGCAACACCTTGTTAACCACGACAGGTAATGCGTTGTTTTAAATGCGAAACGGCCCGCGAAAGCAGGCCATTTCAGGTGTTGCATTGGGGTGTTTTACAGGCTGCGCGCGCGGGGTCGCGAGATGTTTTGCGAGGGCTCTACCATCAGTTCCGTGAGCGCCCAGACCAGCGCATCCAGCCGGTCAGGCGATCCCTGCCCCTGATAGCCCTGTGGCGTCATCTGGCACATCTGATCCTCAAGGCTTTGCAACCCCGGCAGATGGCGCACCTTGCCCTGCTCATAAAGCATCGCCACCGGTTCGGCGCGGGCTGATTTGCCTTTGCTGGCGTGGCGCGCCTTGAACGGCGCAAGCGGCGCCACCTGGCGGATCACCGTTTCCACCAATGCGCCGCCCTGATTGACCTCGGCGATGATGCGATCGGCGTTGTGCTCTTCGGCGGCAGTCACCGCTGCCTGCGCCCATTCCAGCGGGCTGGCACCCGTGACAGTGTGATCGGCCAGCACATAGGCGCGCCAGTCTTTTACCAGCCCGCGCGTGTCGGCCCCCACCACCAGAATGCCACAGGCGTCAGAGCGCGCGTGATGCGACACCGCCGGATCCACCGCCACCACCACACGGCTGAGTTTGGGACGGCGTTTAACCTGCAGCGCCATCAGCTGTGCGGTGGACCAGAGCGCGCCTTCGACATCGCCCAAAAGCATCCCCTCCAGCTCTTGTTGGCCCAGACGGGTGCCGCCATACCGCGCCTGAACCTCAGTGAGGAACGAGGGCGCGAGATTGGCGGCGTTCACGTCGGTTGCGGCGCGGGTCTGAACCGTTGAGGGGCTTTCAAGCAGCGCGCGCAGCACAGAGACATTGCGCGGTGTGGTGGTGACGCAGACCTGCGGCTGATCGCCAAGCCTGAGGGCAAATTGCAGCATGTCCCAGCTGTCTAAGCCCTTTTTCCATTTGGCCAGCTCATCCGCCCAGGCGGCATCAAATTGGGGGCCGCGCAGCGCCTCGGGATCATGGGCGGAGAACGCCTGCGCCTCGGCCCCATTGGGCCAGATCAGGCGACGCTCGGACGCTTTCCACTGGGGGCGGCGATCTGGCGGCGAACAGGCGAGAATGCCGCTGTCGCCAAAGATCATCACATCGCGCACCTGATCATAGGTTTCCCCAATCAAGGCCACCCGACGCGCGCGCCCCGGTGCCAGCGCGGTGGATCCTTCGACCTGGGCACGCAGCCATTCGGCCCCGGCGCGGGTTTTACCGGCCCCGCGCCCGCCCAGAATGACCCAGGCGCGCCAATCGCCCGGTGGCGGCAATTGATGCGGCATCGCCCAGAAGGAAAATTCATAGGGCAGCGCGGCATAGGTTGCGCCTGTGAGTTCATTCAGGAAGCGCGCTGCCTGGATCCGTGGCGCGCAGGCGAGCCAGTCGGCTGTGGATCTCGGCGCGCACGGATTCAAAATCATAGGCGGCTGTTGGGGCATCTGTGCGGATGAGGTTGTTTTGGTCGACAAGGGTTTTCTCCACCTTCTGGCAATCACGGATCAGGGTTTCGAGCTTGTTGATCTGGGGTTTGACCCCGGCGGTTTCGGGGTTGATGTCATGCTGGGCTGCAAGTTCAGCGCGCAGGGTTTCGGCCTCATTGCGCAGCGCCAGAATACTGTCATGGAGCGAGCGCAACAGATCGGCGGTTTTGCCGACAAGGGTTTCGGGGGTTTTCAT